TAGGACATGGGATGCGCCAGCGTGATCCGTATATGAGCTACCGCTATTCCGGGCGCAATTCGCATGTGACGTTTGAGGAAGCGAGTGACCTCTTTACTTACAACGGCATCGCTCGCAAGATTATCAAGGCTCCCGCCGATGAGGCTGTGCGTGCAGGCTTCGAGCTTCGCGACGGCACAACAGCACTCTTGCAGGATGCAGATATTCAGTCTGTACTTGAGGATTTGCGCGTGCAGGAAGTCTTTTCGGCGGCGCTTGCATGGGATAGGCTTTATGGCGGTGCGGCAATCTTGATGCTCGTCAATGACGGCGGCACGCTGGAAGACCCGCTGAACGAGGAGCAGATCAAGGCAGTGGAAGGATTGGAAGTATTCGAGCCGCCCGAGATACAAGTTCACGAAAGCTATTATTACGATGATCCGTATAACCCGAATTACGGCAAGCCGGAGTTTTACACGCTCATCGGCTACAACGGCAACTCATTCCTTGTGCACGAGAGCCGTCTGCTCGTGTTCAAGGGCGGCGTTATTCCGACGCAGAAACGTTGGATGCGTGACGGCTGGGGCGGCAAGGTGCTCGACGAGTTGCGGGAAAACCTCTTACAGTACAGCGCGGGCAACAGTCTTGCACTGATGGCGCTCTCGCGTATGTCGCAGGGCATCTTGAAGCTGGATGGGCTGTCGAACAATCTTGAAAACGAAGAGACGGAGAAATTCGTGCAGGCGCGTTTGCAGCTCATCGACATGGTGCGGCATTTGATGAACACCATCGCCATTGATAAAGAGGATGACTACGACCTCAAGAACATGAGCCTTGCAGGTGTGAAGGAAATCATCGAGCAGTTTGAAACGGCGCTTTCTGCTGCATCGGATATTCCTGTCACGGTGCTCTTTGGGCGCAGTCCCGGAGGGCTGAACTCGACGGGCAAAGCGGACATGGAGAACTACTACAATCTCGTCCGTCGCATACAGGAGCGCGTACTGAAGCCGAAGCTGGTGCGCCTGATTGACCTGCTGCAGAAGGCAAAGGCGGTGACGACGTTGCCCGAGCATTACGTCCTTGCGTTCAAGCCGCTCTGGCTGCCGACGGAGAAGGAGCAGGCGGAAGTGGAAAACCTTAAGGCGCAAGCAAGCGAGCACGACGCAGGGGCAATCCAGCACCTCGTGGATATCGGTGCCATAAGCGCGGAGGACGCAAGGGAAACCGTGCGGCAAGCGGGGCGCATCAAAGTAGGTGAGGGTATTGAAGATCGTCCCGAAACGTAAACTACATTATCCTTTTGCGTTGGAATGCGATTATACGAAGCTACTGACGAGCTATGTAAAAGACTGCATGACGATTGTCCGCAACTATATCCCTGAAATGCGAAAACTGGTGACGGAGCAATCCGAGCCGGGAGCGACGAGCATCAATGTGTATCTTGCATTGCTCATCGACCGCATACAACACGATATGCCGCAGGCAGAGGCAATGGAAGGGCGTATGCGCCGCTTCTTTGACGATGTGGCGCATTTCACATGGCGCGACCTCAAACGACTGCTTGAGAGTGTGACAGGGACGCGGATAAGCGGCAGGGGCGTACGTCTCTCGCGAAAGGATGCGGATGACGACCTCGATGCACTCAAAGAGATTTGGGTTGGTGAAAATCTCGACCTCATTCGCTCGATTGACGATGAGACGATGCGCAGGATTCGCCAGATTCTCACGGCTCGCATTACGGGCAGCGTCAATCATGCGGGGCTGGCGAAAGACCTCATCGCCGAAATACAGGCGATTACGGAGAAGGAGAAGAGCCGCGCCGAACTGATTGCCCGCGACCAGCTCGGCAAGCTGCACGGGCAAATCAATCGCAGGAAGCAAGAATCGCTTGGCATCGATGAATACGAGTGGGAAACGTCGCATGATGAGCGCGTGCGTGATTCGCACAGGGCGCTGCAAGGCAAGGTGTTCTCGTGGAGCAAGCCGCCGCCTGAAGGTCATCCGGGCTATCCGATTCGCTGTCGCTGTATTGCGCTCCCTGTCATTGACTGGGATAGGGTGCTCGGTGAGCCGAAGAGGGGAAGCTATTTAGAGATACCGGAGAAGACTGGCGGAGGTATCGGGCAATATAACGTTAGTGCAACTACGCCGGAAATGGAGGAATTGTTTAGGCGTTACCTCAACGATGAGCATGTGAGGATTGACACGAGTTACAAGAAAGTGGCTACGTATGACCTCTTGGAAGATCGTATCATTTTCAATCCGCAGCATCGGGATTTTGCAAAATACAACTTATCCGAGGTGCTTACGCATGAGTTGGTACATAAAATTGATGTGGAACAGGGCATCGCTGTTCGGCTGGCTGAACCGATTGACCATGCAATCCGTGAGGCAAGGAACTTAATTCTGAAAAACACCGCAAAATATGAAGCTTTGATGGATTCGCCGCTGGGGGAGGATATGAGCATAAGCGATTTATTTGCGGCGATAACAGGCAATCGCATCAGGGGGCAAGCCGCTCATTCGATAGTATATTGGCGCAATATTGGTGCTGTGGAGCGCGAGGTCATTGCGAATATCATGACGATATGCTACACTCGCAACAAGAAAGGGTTGGAGTTGATTCGCTCCATTCCTCCGTTATGGACGCTGTTGAAGGAGTTGGAAGCAGCTTATGATGTATCGCATGGATAGGGAAACTGTAACTTTGATTAAGCAGGCGGATCGAGAATTTCCGGGTGGTGATTGGTCGTTCCATCCAGACTGCTGGGATTCCGAGGAGGCTTTTCGCGAGGACTTGAAACACCGTTTGAATGAGTTGCGCAAGAAGCAAGACGAGAAGCAATAGTCGACATCGCATGAATACAAAAAGCACTTTGCAAATTACGCAAGGTGCTTTTCTTATGCCCAAAAACCATGAAAGGGGGTGATGCAATGCAGAGATTTGATACAACGACATTTCAGGCGACGAAGACTGATGAGGGATTTATCGCCGATACGCCTATCATCGGACGGACAGGACTGCTCCGATATCAGAACGCCGACGGCTCGGAGCGGTGGGAGTACCGCCCGCCGGAGGAGGCGTTCAGTGCAGCGAGCCTTGCGTCTATCCGAGGCAAGCCGATCACTATTGGGCATAAGGCGATGGTGACGGCAGGCAATGTGCGGAGCGTACAGCCTGTCGGCACGGTGCTCACGGAGGGCAGGCAGGACGGTGACGCCATTCGCGCTGACATTATGCTCTACAATCTGCCGACGGGGGCGCGAGAGTTGTCCTGCGGATACACGCTCGACCTCGATGAAACGCCGGGGAAGACGGCGGACGGCAGGCATTATGATGCCGTCCAGCGGAACATCCGCTACAATCATCTCGCCATCGTGCCGAAGGGACGTGCAGGGATTGCCCGCCTCAACATGGACGGTGAGCAGGAAGCAGAAGTGAACGAGGAAGGAAAGGAAGGAATGACCATGGGGAAAATCCGTATTGATTCGGGATTGGAATACGAGGCCGCGCCCGAGGTGGGCGTATTTGTAGAGAAGCTGCGCCAAGACAGTGCAGAGAAGCAGAAGAAGCTCGATGAGCTGCAGGCGAAGTACGATGCCGCCATCAGCGACTTGGCGAAGGAGAAGAAGGAACGCGCGGACGAGGAGAAGGCTCAGGCGGAGAAGTTCGACGCGGCGGTTGCCGAGCGCGTCAAGATGCTGGAGACGGCGAAAGCGCACCATCTCGACAAGGCAGAGGACATGACGAACCGTCAGATCATGGAGGCGGTCATTCGCGCGGCACGCCCGGATGTGAATCTCGACGGCAAGAGTGACGACTACATCAACGCCGCGTTTGACATGGCGCAGGCGGCAGCTCGTGAAGACGGTATGGCAGAGCAGCGCAAGGCTGTCAGCGCTCCGACAGGCAAGCCGCAGGAGCGTGAAGATAAGACGGATGCGACAGCTCTCATGGAGAAGCTGCGCAAGGATGAGGCGGAAGCCTACATGAAGGAGGTTAAGTAACATGGCACAGATGAAGCCCTTTACATGGTATGAGCGCGACACAGCGCCTGCCGTTCCCGGTATGATTGCAACGAGCTCGCTCAATGTGATTGATTCGTTTACGGCAGAGGACGCGATTGAGCCGGGCAAGGCAGTCGAGCGCGGTACGAATCCTGCCGAGCAGGTCAAGGTCTGCACGGCTGCGGAAAAGACGCTGGGCATCGCCGTCCATATCCATGCAGAGCCGGGCGAGGCGTATGCGAAGGATAGGCGCGTCGCCGTCATGACGTTCGGCGATGTCGCGGTCATGGCGGGCGGCGATGTTGTTGCCGGGAAGGCGGCGGAGATGAATGCTTCGGGCAAGTTCGTCGCATCGACGAAGGCGACGGGGCTGACCTTTATGACGAACGGCGCGGCGGATGATGTTGTTATCATCCGCGTGAGGAAGTAAGGAGGAATTAGGCAATGGCAAAGCATTACGACGAGGCGGAAAAGAGGTACATCGAGGCGCAGGGGCGCTTTGACGAGACGACGAGCGCATTTCTGGCGCGTGAGTTGACGCATATCCGCGCACAGGTCTTGCAGGTAAAAAAGGCGCCGCTCAATGCCTTTTCGGTGTTCCCTGTGCAGACGGACATCCCC